GAACAACCGATAAGAAGTTGGGCTTGCAAGGATGAGATCAACATTGCCTTCTTGGGAGTAAATCTGGCACTGAATCATCAGTTCCGTCATACCGTCCAAGCCGTTGTTGGCAAAGTCACCAGAGACGTTGAAGCTTTGGTTGTTCCAGTTGCTGGATGCAAAGGTTGCTTTGGAAAGGCCACCAACAGTGTTGCCTTGACCAGTAGCGGTACCGTTCCAGAAAGCGCCCTCTTCCAGAAAGCCAGTAGCAGTGTCAACACCATTGAGTGATTCCATTTCGGTCAGGCTCGTGGAGGTTCCACGAATCGCCTGAAGCTCCCACTCACGCTTGAGCATGCCCATCACACTCTTCATGCGGGCGTCCGCAATAGAGATGACAGCATTCTCGCCACGGTTGGAGAGCTCTTCCTTCTTGGTGATCACGATGGGGGCGACAAAGTCACACCATTCGTAGAGAGGAGAGCGAAGCACGTCGGAGACAGCAGCCGAGATGGGCTCGTATCCGGTAGCAAGCTGGGTAATGTTGGAATGATCTGCAAAGATCACGGAACGCTGGATCTGTTGACCGCCGTTGATAACCTCAACTCCGCCTGCACTCTTGATATGATCGAGAAGCGGGACAGTTTTGAAGAGGTTGTCTACGGCTTTCTTAGAACGAGCGCGAGCTGTTGAGCTCAAAATATCGTTTTGAATAGCCATGTAAAGAAATCCATTACCGCATAAGCGGTGAAGAAAAAAACAACATCTACTCGGTTGTCCGCTTCGCGGGCCGGATGGTCGCACTTATCCTAATGGGGAGCTACCATCGTCAAGACTATAGCGAAGGAGATTCTTTAGTGCAAGGTCAGCGTCGGCCCTTGGTCTTATTCTCTTTGAGCCAGTTGTAAATCGCGACCGGATCATCCTGGTCCAGGACGTATTTTGGAATGCCGCTGGCAGATCCACGAGAAGCACCACCAACCTTGAGACCAGCAGCCTTGGCTGCCTTCTTGTATCGGCTAAGCTCTGCGGCTTCTTCTTTTTGTTGTGCTGCAAGCTTCTGCCCCTTGACCTGCCAATAAGCATCTTCAAGGCTGAGATGAGTGTTTTGTTTTAGCAGACCAACGATTTCAGTTTTGTATTCAGTCAGGTCTGGGTTTTCTTCTTTGAAGCGACGAAGTTCGTTTTGGCGCTTTTGGAGCTCTTGCTTTTCGCGCATGGGTTCCAAGACGTTCTTCATTTGTCGCGCAACTTCTTGCTGCACTCTGCTTTCGAAAGACTCTCGGCTGTAAGGATCCCACTCGTTGGGATCTTTCTTGGCCTGCTCTTCAAGCTTTTTATAGTTCTCTGAATCAAACAAAGCCTGCCGTTGAGCAGCAACGGACTCGCGCTCTTTCTCGAGATCGCGCTTTAGCTCAGCCATCTCCTGTGTCTTTTTGGTGTAGGAAGATCGGAGGTTTGCAACGATCTTCTTGCCGTCTTCTGGGAGCGCGGAGACGACTTCGTCGTATTTGACTTTGTAGTTTTCGTCTGACTTGAGGACTGGGTCGTCAAGGTCAGCTTTGGCAAGGCCGTCAATGTTGATGCCGTCTTCAAGTTCTCGGACAATTTCTTCGCCGGTTTTCTGTGGCGTGTCGTCCGTCTTTGCTTCTTGAGGGGCATCGCTTGTTGCCTCCGGGGTTTGTTCGGGGGCAATAGTAATCTTGTCAGCAACGGGCGCTGCTGCTTCTTGTTGGGTTTCCATTCAAGCTCCTTGTTCCTGGGGAGGGAGGTTTGTGAATTTATAGGCGTTCAGCGAAAAGCGCGTCTGCCTCCTCATCAGCAATTGCAGTGTCTGCTTCCGCAGCCATTTCATCTTCTGCTGCTACTTCTTCTTCGGCTTCCATTGGAGCGCGGAGAAAACTACGGAACGTCTCATTGTCAGCTAAGGCATCAATGGCACCTGCGGCCTCCTCGAGCTTCGAGTCATCAGTGGCCTCAACCACGTTGGGAGCCAGGCGCTCAAGGCCAGCGTCTCGGGCCGCCATGGCAATCATCTCGATTGCTGCAACAAATTCGGGAGGAAGTGGACCGTCTTCGATTCCGGCTTCAAAAGAAGGATAGGGATCTTCAACCTCAAACAAAGGGAGGATGCCATTCAACGAATCCACCAAAAGGTTCAAGGACTCAACCGAGTAAGTGCCCACTGGGGCCGCTTCCGCAAAGGCGTCTTCACGAGCAATGTCCGCCTCTTCAGCGCGAGCTCGTATTTGATCCTCTTCTGCGTAAGCTTGTTGTTCAGCCATTTGGCCAACTGGTGGCATGGGAGCAGCCATGATTCTTTTCCTTGTTAGGATTTATACATCTTCTTGTATCGGGATGCGTTGGTTCTGCCCATTGGGGAACGAGAAATCAATCTTTCTTCTCGGGGCAATTCTTCGGGTTCAGGCTCTCCTTCAGGGTCGCCTATGATGATTAGGGGCTCTAATACAATTGGCTTATTGGTACTTTCAAGGCGCTCCTGAAGCCTGGTGGGCTCCGGGAAGTTGTACTGGTTTTCAAGTCCTCTTGCTTCATCAATGACTGTCTGAAGCTCCGCCTCTGCATTTCGTGCCGCCTGTCCTTCAAGGGTTTTCTTCTTATCAGAGAGGCGTTGATAGCGCTCTGTCAGCTGGTTGTGACGGCCCATTACTTGGGGCGGTGGCGCTGCTTGTTTAGGCATGTAAGCTCCTATTCGTGAACAAGGGTACCTTGTTTTTCCATTTCAGACACGGAGAAAGTCTCGCCGACAGCCATTGACTTGTCACCATTGAACTTCTTTAGGTTGGCTTTGTACCGCGCAATGTTTGCATCCTGGCGCTTATTCTCCGAAATCGTTTTTTCCATCGTGTCTTCGACGTGGTGCTGGTCGAATGATGACAGAGGTGCGAGACCCTTTGCATCCATGATGGCGTCTCTCTCCATGCTCGTGTGGTAACGAGTCCCCAAACCACGATCAAAGAAGCCGTTGACACCATACTTACCCGTCTGATCACCCCACCTACCCGGCGTATTGGCTGGCATTGACAGCTGCTTGAGCGCGAGCTTTCCGCATTCTGGACATTTGATTTGATCAGGAACATCCTCCTTTGGAAGAAAGAGCGCCTCGTAGACATGCTCTCCACAGAAATAATCAAACAAAGGCATTAGGCTTCCCCTTGACCGGGCAACACATTGGAGACATTAGCCACTGTTGGGTTCTGAATCATCTCTTGTGCATCAGGCGGAAGGTTCGGTTGATTGGCTTGGCCGGGAAGAGCGCCCTCTGGAGGAGCGGGTGGCTCTTCTGTGAGGAAGCTTTCGGGCAATCCAAGAGAGCGAACAATCTCTTTTAGGATTTCGCGAGGGGGAACACCCAAGGCTTGGAGCACTGGCACGTTAGACAGCAAGCGTTGCTGTGCAACAGCCTCGGACATTGGCGTCGATGCTTGGTCAGAAGCAAAGATATGGAAGTCACCCATTGTATCCTTGGCTGTGACCACCTCGGCCTGGTTGTCGAGGATAAGCATTGCGGGTTTTTCGTTCTCTTCTAAGAAAACAGTCAGCATACACAGGTATTTACGGGCCAGGTCCTCGATGGCAGCGTCTCTTTCACGCGCCATACGCCCAACCTCACTGGATGTGTACGCAGCAAGCGCAGCGATCTCTGTCGCGGTGGCCTTTGTGACCTCTCCACGGGTGAACGGTGCCACCACAGAGCCCTTTGACTTGTCTTCATTGATGTCCTGATAGTAACGACTGAGGTCAGCGCTCATGTTTTGCTGTGGAATGGGTCGGATTAGGCCGTCTAAGGATTCATCGGTCTCCACCTCTACGAACAATCCGTCCACACCAGAAGTAACCTGGGCCATCTTGTCCTCAGACATGGCACCTTTCTTCACAAGCCACTGGCGCGAGGCTTTTCGAACAGCATTTGCCTGGAATGAGCGAATGACGTTCATTTCGTACAGCTGATCGTAGATTCTTTTGACGGATGAGTAGCCATCAAGGGGACGATCTGGAATCCGGTTGTAATAGAAGGGCACAATCGGCACAGATGGCTTGTCCGAGTAGGTTCGGAACGGAATGAAGTCCTCTTTGTCCAGCCACTTGTCCGCTTTGTTGGGGGAATACCAATAAAGCTTGTCATTCACCAAGTCATAGAGCTCAACGATGCGTACATACTGGAACATTGGGCTAACTGCGTCCTCAACAGCCCCCCTGTCCTGTTCTTGGTGCTGTTTTTCGTCATCAAAGAAGTGTTTGATGGGCTCACCCAGGGATTTGAAGGAGGTTTTGAAGCGTTTCTGCGCCTCTTCCACGGTCTCCCAGTAGATGTGCCCCACAAAACGCTGCTGATCCCAGCGAGAAGCGTCCCGATCCACGATGATTTCCCACGGAGAGACAGCAACGGGCAGGATTTTATCGAATAAGTCCTCGTTGTCGGTGGGGACCAGCTTGATGAAAGACATTGGGTAGATAATCGCCATGCGAGAGGAGTTTTCCATCTCGGTTCGGGCCTGAAACAGGAAGTTATTGACGATCTTAGTGGACTTTTCGGGATCTCCTTTGCCCTGTACGCCACTCTTCAGGGCCACTGCGGGGTTCTTTGCGAACAAGGAAGCCTGAAAAGACTCCACATAGCCATAACCATCGTTGGTTTGGATTCGAATCTGGTTGTCAAAGACAAGCTCTTCGTCCCAAAAGTCCATTTCATACACAGCTTTATACCTAAGCAGCTGCTTTTTCTGGTCTTCCCAATAGTTTTCATGGGCAGTCAGGATTGCTTTGAGTTCTTTTGGCTTCATCAGTAGGTTCCCTTATCGTTCCCACCCTTGACATTCCAAGGGATGGTCCTCTGCATCTTAGCAATTCGCATCTTGTCTATATGCTCCTGCATGATTGCACGCCGCAAGGAGTGAGTCACGGGCAGGGGCTCTTTTAGTAAAGCGTAGTAGCACAACGCAAGACTCATGGTCACATCATCGTGCGAACCACGAGCAGCCTGGGGCTTGTCATTGATGTATACGATGGTGTGAAACTCATCCAAGACATGCTTGTCCAGCTTTATGATGAGACCGTCCTCAACAACATCTTTGAGCGCAGAAAACAAAAGAGGCCGGGTTTTCACCGTTGTCTTGAAGTCTTTCTTGTCTTCTTGAAACAAGTTCCGAACCTTGAGCTCTCTGAGCCGATGAAGAACCCATGTGCCCAGGTTGTTTGACTCCACAATAATCTTGCCCCGATTGTATTTTTCCCAGAGGAAAACTACCTTTTCGGCCAATCGAGACGGAGAGATGCTGTTGGATATGTAGTGGTAAACAGGCTGTCTTGTAGAAGCGCTGACAACAGAGATCGCACTGAAGTCCCCTTTCTTACCAACACCAGCGCCAACATCGACGCCCAGGACGTAGCGCTCACCCTCAACAGGATCACTGTAAAGACGGTGCTCATGGCTTCCCATGTCCACAGGCTCAATCTCTTTCAAGGCATCAGGATCAAAGAAAAAAGCGCCAGCAGCAGAAAAGCACTCCTCAATGGTGGCAGGATATTCGCGTTGAAACTTCTCTGCGCCCAAAGTGCGAACCTGTTTTCGCCTCCACCACATCTGACCTTTGTCGAGTTCAAAAGTGTTCGACACTTTCTGCTCACGGTTTGAAAGCACAAAATGGTCAGGAGCCTCATCGGTATACGCCTCATTGATGTACCAGGGAAAGAACACCAGCTTCCACTCATTGGTGCCTTCAACGGCACCCTGGACGAGAGTATGGAACATGTCGCCATACACATTCGGAGTAGACTCGATGACTACCTGGCCCTCACCGACAGCAGCCATCACAGTAGCCATCACCTCTTCCTGGTTCTCGTAGAAAGCAAACTCAGAAAGATGGGCACTGTTCATAGCAAAAGAACGAGTTCCGCCTTTACCGCCAGCAGTGTAAGTTCTTAGCTCCGCACCTGTATTCTCAAACTTCAATGTACGGGCAGAAGCACGCTCTAATGGCAGCCTCAAAGGAGCAGGCAGATTGTTGTAGAAAGTCTTCTCAATTCGATGAAGCTCTTCGGCAGAAGACCGCGTATGAGAAATCACAGCGTACTGGCGAGGCTGGTCTGCTGTATAAGCCTGCCAGAAGTTCCAGGCTCTGGTAAGAGTACTGACGCCCAGCTGTCGAGCTTTGAGAACAATGATTCGATTGTGGCTCTGTAAAGCCTTTAGAAGCTCTGTTTGAGCGCGGTTCATTTCAAAGCGTGCAAGCCTTTGACGCTTCTTGTGCATGATACACAGGCGAGAAATAAACTGCTCAGGGTCAGATATGATCCCGGCTAACTGACTACGCTCAACGCCTGCCATTCATTTAGCTCTTTCTTCCCAGGTTCATCAATCTCTACCGATTGCTTCAAAGGAGCAGTACGGTCCAAGATCGACACAGCCGCGCGAATACGAGCATTAGCGTTGATCTCACTGTCGTTCATAATCTCACGAAGAACACGAGCAGCCTCAACGGAAGCAGCGCGTAACTCTACCTGTACGGCATCCATAGCGTCTTTGCGTAGACGCCTAAGCTCTTCTGCGTACTCTGGCTCTTTGGTCCACTTCCAGACGGTCTCACGCCTGCGGTCAAGCCTCTTGGCGATTTGGGGAATGGTCATCCCGGAAAGCTGAAGCTCCAGGGCCTTGCGGTGTAAATCGGTAAGCATGAGGCTATGGTAGCAAAGTTTCGAAATGTTGCAAGGATTGTTCAATACCCCTGCAGCCCACAACATGTCTGGGTCATTTGGGGGGGGTGGGTG